ATCACCCAGCAAGGCGTTTTGCTGCAAGGTGCAGATAATCCTGCACTCGTTGTTTACGCACTCGGTAAGAACCCTGCAAAGGCTAAAGAGTTGGCTGAAATCAAAGACCCCGTAAAGTTTGCCTTTGCGGTAGCAAAACTGGAGAAAGACTTGAAAGTTACAAATCGCAGGCAAGCACCCGCCCCAGAGCGTATCGTTACAGGAACTGGAAGATCATCTGGTGCGGTTGACTCAACACTTGAACGGCTGAGAGAAGAAGCGGCTCGTACTGGCAACATGACGAAAGTCATTCAGTACAAATCGCAGAAACGATCAGCATCCAAATAATTTATTAGGAGCTTATTATGAGCAATAGTTTTTCAAAAGAAGAGCGTGTAGCGTTTGAGGACATCCTCGAAGGCTTTAATGATGCTTTGGTTTTATCCCGCAACGTGTCCATCTACAACACAGATGGCTCGATGATGGAACGCACCAACAACGTGATCTACCGTCCCCAGCCTTACATCGCACAATCGTATGATGGCATGGATCAGACCAACAACTTCACAGCTTACACACAGCTTTCAGTACCAGCGACACTTGGCTTCCAAAAGTCTGTGCCGTTCATTCTGGATGCTTTGGAACTGCGTGACGCTTTGCAAGAAGGTCGTTTGGGCGAAGCCGCCAAGCAGAAGTTGGCATCTGACATCAACATCGCCATCATGAACGTGGCTGCGGCTCAAGGCTCTTTGGTAGTGACCGTCAACACCGCTGCTGGTGATTATGATGATGTGGCCTTGTGCGACAGCATCATGAACGAGCAGGGTGTTCAATCGTTTGACCGTTACTTGGCTTTGTCAAGCCGTGATTACAACGGCATCGCTGGCAACATTGCTGGTGGTACTGGTGGCGCATCCGTGTCACGTAGTTTCGCAGGCACTAAGTCAAACAGTGCGTTTGAGCGTTCTTACGTTGGCATGGTTGCAGGTTTTGATACCTACAAACTGGACTACGCAAACCGCCTTACTGGTGCAACTGGTGCTGACCCAACAATGAGCACTTTGGCTGCCGCCAACAACTACTACGTTCCTACGGCAACACAGACCGCAGTAACTGGTGAAACTCAGAACGTGGACAATCGTTTCCAAACGATTACCGTGTCGAGCACCACCAACCTGCCTGCTGGCACTGCCATCGAGATCAGTGGCGTTGAGGCTGTCCATCACATCACCAAGCAAGGTACTGGATTCTCCAAGACTTTCCGTGTGGTGAGCGTTACCAATGCAACCACTTGCGTGATTACACCTCCTATCATTTCCGCACAAGGTGGAACTGATGCCGAGTTGCAATATCAGAACTGTATCGTTACACCTAACGCATCAGCAACCATCAACCGCTTGAATACTACAACCGCACCTATCAACTGCTTCTGGCAAAAAGATGCGTTGGAAATTCTGCCTGGTCGTTACGCTGTGCCTGGTGATGCTGGTGTCGCAGTGATGCGTGCTTCTACAGATCAAGGCATCGAGTTGGTCATGCAAAAGCAATACGATGTGAATACCATGAAGACCAAGTACCGTTTGGATACTTTGTTTGGCGTGGTTAACAAACAGCCAGAAATGTCTGGTATTTTGCTGTTCAATCAAGCCTAAGGAGTCATCATGAGTTATCAAGTAATTTTTGCACAAGGTACAGCTACCGTTGCAGTACCCGCAGGCGAGAAAATCGCTGTTCAAGCCTTTTCAACAGCACAAGTGTTTCAAGAAGTTGGTTTCCCCAACTTTCCTGAAGCCAATGACCTGTTGACAACTGTTGACAACACTACCTATGTTTCAGGCGCATTTACCAATGCCACCAACGTGATTATTCAGGCTGGTGCATCAGGCGCTTACTACTCTGTGGGTGTTGCTCCTGACATCAGCAACAATGGCAACTGGCAACCTCAAGGTGCGCCAGCCAACATTGCTGATGGCGGCTCGATGGCGGCAACTGCTGCCAACGTGTTGACAGGCATCATCACTGCCACACCAACTTCAGCCCGTGACATTCAATTGCCAACAGGTGCAAACCTTGATTTGGCAACTGAGTGGGCAATCGGTGATTCGTTTGACTTCAGCGTCATCACTTTGGCTGCATTTGCTTTGACATTGACTGTCAACACAAACGTGACCATCGTTGGTTCTGCTGCAACTGCGGCTACGGCTGGTGCATCTGCACGTTTCCGTTGCCGTAAGACTGCTGCTGACACTTTTGTTGTTTATCGCATCGGTGGTTAAACCAAGACAGGCCAGCAGAGATGTTGGCCTGTTTTACTTAGGAGAACAAAATGCCAATGAAAAAAGGTTACTCAGACAAGACCATTTCCAAGAATATCAAAATGGAAATGAAATCAGGCAAGCCCCAAAAGCAAGCCGTTGCAATGGCACTTGGTATGGCTACTAAGTCGGCAAAAGCCGCTGGCAAGCCTAGCAAAGCACCAATGAAAAAATGATTAAGTCAGCCGCAATCGTTAAGACCAAAACTCTTGCCCCGTGGAAAGAGTTGCGGTTGCAAAAGCGTAAGCTGAAAAAAGCCAATGCCGCACAGCGTAAAGCAATAAAGCAAATTCGCCCATCGCCCATCGGTTCACAAGTTATTGAAGAGCCTGAAGTGATTGATGTGGTTGAGCCGATTGAAGTTGATGAGGCTGATATTGACAGCCCACCAACCCGTGAGGAAATGCTACAGCAGGCTGAAGCCATTGGCATGAAGGTTGACAAACGCTGGTCAGATGCGACACTTCTGAAACACATTGAGGAATCAGCATGGGCTACACAAAACGACAATTCATAAGCGCAGCCTTTGAGGAAATTGGGCTTGCGTCTTATGTGTTTGATTTACAGCCTGAACAGCTTGAATCTGCCTTGCGTAGATTAGATGCAATGATGGCAGACTGGAACGCCAAGGGCATCCGCTTGGGTTACCCTTTGCCATCCAGCCCACAAGATAGCAGTCTAGATGAAGAAACCCTCGTGCCTGATTCGGCTTATGAGGCCATTATTTGCAGTTTAGGCATCAGGCTTGCCCCAAGTTTTGGCAAGCAAGTGATGATTGAGACCAAGACAACTGCCAAGCAGGGTTACGACATTCTGTTGCAAAGAGCCACATTCCCGCTTGAACAGCAACTTCCGGCAACAATGCCTGCTGGTGCTGGCAATAAGCCGTGGAGAGTCTACGATAATCCGTTTATCAGACCACCAGCCAACCCAGTTACTGCTGGCCCTGATGGGCCTCTCGAATATTACTAAGGACAGTCATGCCACAAATCAATCAGTTACCAGTACTCAGCACTGTTTCAAGCGGAGACCAGTTACCCGTTTATTCTCCCAACAATGGAGATGCAAGACGCACATCAATCGGCAGTTTGTTGACGTTTTTCCAGCAAAGTTTTGCATCGCCAACTTTGTCGGTGAATCTGTATGTGCCTGGCTCTGGTTTCAATATCACTGTGCCAACTCCTGTTAGTCAAGATCAGTGGATGCTGTTGCAACCCGCTGGAACGCTGGCAACTGGCACGATTACTTTGCCTTTGAATACTGGTGTGCCTGATGGCACTACGGTGCTGATTACCACCACTCAAGAGATTACATCATTGACGATTGCGTTGAATGGTGCGACTGCTATTTATGGCGGGGTCACTTCTTTAGCGGCTGGCACAGCGACAGCAATTCGGTTTTATCAACCCACAAATTCGTGGTATCAGATCAACGCTGAGACTGTTTATGCGGCTGGCATACAGACATTCTTGGCAACCCCATCAAGTGCTAATTTACGGGCTGCAATGACTGATGAAACTGGTACAGGTTCATTGGTATTTGCAACCAGCCCGACCTTGGTTACGCCAGCACTTGGTACACCATCCGCACTTGTTGGTACAAATATCACAGGCACGGCTGCTGGATTGACCGCAGGTAATGTGACCACAAACGCAAACTTGACTGGTGCTATTACGTCAGTTGGCAATGCCACATCTTTGGGTTCATTTACATCGGCAAATCTTGCCTCGGCATTAACCGATGAAACTGGCACAGGCGCAAATGTATTTGCCAACACACCCACATTGGTGACTCCAGTAATTGGTGCAGCAACAGGAACAAGTTTAGCAGTCACAGGGTCACTTAGATCATCTGGCACGGCTGGTGTGGGTTATTCCACAGGCGCAGGCGGTGTAGTTATTCAAGGCACAAGCCGAACCACAGGTGTGACGATTAACAAAATAACTGGTCAAATCACGTTATTTTCTGCGGCAGGAACAACAAGTGCAACAACTTTTACTGTGACCAATAGCACCGTCAATACCACCGATGCGATTATCCTCACTCAGCACACTGGCACTGATTTGTATGACTTGATGGTCACTAAGACAACCTTGGGTTCTTTTGATATTACATTCCGCACCACTGGCGGCACAACAACTGAACAGCCAATATTTAACTTTGCAGTTATCAAAGGCGTGGATTCATAATGGCTACAAAGCCTAAGTCATCTGTCAATGAGGCTGGCAACTACACGAAGCCAACCATGCGTAAGCGGCTCTTTGAGGAAATCAAAGGTTCTGCTGTGCAAGGCACTGCGGCTGGTAAATGGTCGGCTCGCAAAGCCCAACTGTTGGCAAAGAAGTACAAAGAAAAAGGTGGCGGTTATAAATGAAAGCCACACAAAAAAGCCTCAAAGATTGGTCAAGCCAAAACTGGCGCACCAAGTCTGGAAAACCATCGTCTGAAACAGGCGAGAGGTATCTGCCTGAGAAGGCTATTAAAGCCTTGAGTGCGGCTGAGTATGCGGCAACCACACGGGCAAAGCGTGAGGCTACAAAGGCAGGAAAGCAGTTTGCCAAGCAGCCTAAAAAGATTGCTGAAAAGATCAAGGGGTTCAGATGAAAACTCCAGCCTATGCACGAAAAGAAGGCCAGAACCCTAAAGGCGGCTTGAACGCCAAGGGAAGGGCTGCGGCAAAGGCCGAGGGCATGAATCTGAAGCCACCTGTCAAGTCTGGTGACAATCCTAGAAGAGCATCGTTCTTGGCTCGTATGGGCGGCAATGCTGGCCCTGAATACAAAGATGGTGAACCCACTCGATTGCTGTTAAGTCTAAGGGCTTGGGGCGCATCATCAAAAGCAGATGCCAAAGCCAAGGCAAAACGCATCTCTGAACGCAATAAGGCTAAGTGATGCAGATACCTATCCTGAACGGCATTTTTACTGACAGCACCCCTGAACTGCGTACAGCATACCCAGTGAATCTTGTGCCTGTGCCAAAGCAATCAGGCATCAGTAATGGGTTTCTGCGACCAGGCGATGGGATTGTGGCAAACGGCACAGGGCCAGGCATTGACCGTGGCGGCATCAACTGGCAAGGCAACCTGTATCGAGTCATGGGTACAAAGTTGGTTGAGATTGACAGCGCAGGCACAGTGACCGTGCTTGGCGATGTTGGTGGGCCAGTAGATCAACTTGTGACATTTGATTACAGCTTTGATTTACTTGCGATTGCCTCCGGTGGGCGTTTGTATTACTGGAATGGCACAACATTGACGCAAGTGACTGACCCTGACTTGGGTGTGGTGCTTGATGTGGTGTGGGTGGATGGTTACTTTATGACCACAGATGGCGAGTTCTTGATCGTCACAGAACTTTCAGACCCAACTCAAGTCAATCCGCTGAAATATGGTAGTTCAGAAGTTGACCCAGACCCTGTGGTTGCACTTTTAAAATTACGAAATGAAATCTTTGCCCTGAACCGCAACACGATTGAGGTATTCGATAACATAGGCGGTGAGTTGTTCCCATTTGCAAGAATTGATGGCGCACAAATCCAAAAGGGTGTTGTTGGGACATTTGCTTGCTGTGTCTTTATTGACCGCATTGCGTTTTTAGGTAGCGCAAGGAATGAAGCACCAAGCATCTACGTGGGTGCTGCGGCAACTACTCAAAAGATCAGCACTCAGGAAATTGACAATCTGCTTCTTGAATACACCGAGGCGCAATTGGCCTTGGTCAAGTTAGAGGCCAGAAACGACAAGAACCACGAACATCTTTATGTGCATTTGCCTGACCGAACCATAGTTTATGACGCATCAGCATCCGAGGCTTTACAGACTCCTGTTTGGTTTACCCTGACCACAACCCTTGCTGGGTTTGCACAATACCGAGCCAGAAACATGGTTTGGGTGTACGACAAGTGGATGGTGGGCGATCCGCAATCCACCAATATCGGTTACTTGGTGCAGGACACAGGCCATCATTGGGGGCAACAGGTGCGTTGGGAGTTTGGCACATTGATTGTCTACAACGAGAGCAATGGGGCAATATTTAACGAAATGGAACTTGTCAGCCTGACAGGTAGCATTGCATTAGGCAAAAACCCAAAAATTAGCACCAGCTACTCATTAGATGGGCAGACTTATTCACAGGAAAAGTTTATTTCTGTCGGCACGATTGGCAACCGCCAAAAGCGTCTTGCATGGTTTCAGCAGGGGCATATGAGGAACTGGCGCATCCAGCGTTTTCGTGGCGACAGTGATGCTCATGTGTCTTATGTGCGCTTAGAGGCACAGATTGAAGCATTGGCGTACTGATGGCAACCGCACCAATCTCCCGCAGACTTAACTTGACCCGTGACCAGCTTGCGGAGTTCCTGACCGATCAGCAACAGATCAGACAGTTTGAATTGTTGTTTTCTACTGTTGATACCTTGCAAGTAATTGTCGGGACTGACTTTGAGTTCCAAGCAGACAATGCAGCGGCTGGTGCAAATTCAGCATTGGCGCAGATCATTGCTTTAGCGCAAGAGACTGGTGTTAATAATGCCGCATTGGGCGCAAAGGCACAGGATGCATTGGACAGAATTGCATTGCTAGCGCAAGAAACTGCGGTGACTGTGGCATTGGCTGAAAGCAAAGCAAATCAGGCTTTGGCATTGGTGGACAAACTCAATAAATCTGTTGAGGGTTTGCAGATGACCCCTCCGCCACGAGAGTTCAAACGAGCAAGATATGGGTCGTTTTACGACACCACCACCCAGACAGCGACCACAATCAACACAGCCAAGGCCATCACGTTTAACAGCACGGACTTAAGCAATGGCGTTTATCTTGGAACTCCAACCTCACGCATCATTGTGGACAGCGAGGGAATCTACAACTTTGATACCTCGTTCCAGTTGGATAAGACAGCAGGCGGCACGGCAGAATTTTATTTTTGGTTTAGGCTCAACGGTGTGGATGTGCCAGACAGCGCAAGTCAGATCAGGATTCAAGGTAATAATGCTGAGATTTTTTCATCGTTGAATTACTTTTTTGACCTTAAAGCAAATGATTATGTTGAGCTGATGTTCTCGGTCAGCGACCTAAGTGTTGAGGTAACAGCATTTCCTGCGGCTGCACCGCACCCAGGTATTCCGTCCATAATTCTTACAGTCAACAACAATATCGGAGGTGTCCAATGACAGTTACAGTAAAAGTGCTAATCCCTGCAAAACAGGCAGAAAATGCACAGACTACCCAATACACCGCAACAAATGTCAAGGCAATTATTGACAAGTTCACGGTGACCAATACCAGTGCCAACAATGTAACTTTTAGTTGCAACTTGGTGACAACTGGCGGCACGGCAGGTGTATCAAATCTGATTATTGACACACGTACCATCGTGCCAGATGAGACCTATACTTGCCCTGAATTGGTGGGTCAGGCATTAGACGTTGGCGGGTTTATTTCCACAATCGCAGGGGCGGCAACATCCCTCACCATCCGAGCATCAGGCCGAGAAATTTCATAAGGAGCTAAAAATGAAAGAATTTATGGTTATTCCACGGGGCTTTAATGGCTTGCCGATGGAAGAAGAATTTTTGAGCAACGCAGAGAATAAAAAGAACTATGCCGTTGCGGTTGCTGATTGGAATTATGGCCCTGAAATGCCCACCAATGAAGCTGGCGCAAATAAGGAGTTTTATGCTGGTTTGGCAGAAGCGATGCAATGCGATGAAAAAGACGCAAGACGCAAGCATTGCTCGAACTGCGAGTATTACGACAACAGTTTTATGACGCAAGTCAGAATTGAGCGCATCCCAATGGCGGCTTATGACAAGGGAGCAGGCTTCAGGGGTCACTGCGAAAAGCTGAACTTTATCTGTAACGATATGCGGGTTTGTCAGGCTTGGGAAGATGAAGAAGAAGAGGATTGACCTTTTCGGAATTTGTGCGAAAATCAAGCCGCTGAGTTCTGGCATCCAGCGGCCTGCCCTAATTAGGAGTTTTGGATGACCGATGGACTGCGAGAAAACCTGACCAAGGTTTTTATGCTACCTCAACCAGCCATTGATTGGCTGATGATGGTCTTTGACGCAATCCAAGTCTTTGATGATGTAGCAGATGGCGATCAAGTGGCACGAGAAGACCTCAATGCGACCATTTGGAACACCTTGGTGGGTATGCACCAGAACACATTTTTTATCGCAAATAGCGCTCATTTAACGCCTTTGTTGGCGACAATGATTCTCAAGTGGCAAGCATCGGACACGGCAGAGCGAAATAAACAGGCAGATGCCAAATCGTTCGTTTGGCGAGCCGGATATTACGATTTGATTTTAATGACCGTTTCGCTAGTGCATGGGGCTGAATATGCCACAAAATATGGTCATCATGTGATGGCTTTGTATGGCGAGACTTTTGAAGATTACATGAAGGAGTTTGGCGATGCCTGATCCAATAACAGCCCTAGTCGTTGGTGGAAGCCAACTCATTGGCAGTTCAATGCAAGCCAAAGCCGCTGGCGAGGCCGCAGACATTCAGTCTGGTGCAGCTCAAGCAGGCATTGAAGAACAACGCAGACAGTTTGATGCTTTACAGGCGATATTGAAACCCTATGTAGAGGTTGGTGTGCCAGCAATGGCTCGTTTTCAAGCATATGGTGAAGCAGGGCCAAAAGCATTTGAACAACAGCAAGCATTGGCGGGTGTTCTTGGCCCTGAGAGACAGGCAGCAGCAATTGCCGAAATTGAACAGGGCGCTGGTTTCCAAGCCAGAGTGCGGTCTGGTGAAGAAGCATTATTGCAACGTGCATCTGCCACAGGTGGATTGCGTGGTGGCAATATCCAAGCGGCATTGGCTCAATTTAGACCACAAATGTTGGAACAGGAAATTGAACGCCAATACGGAAAACTTGGTGGTTTCTCAGATATTGGTCGTGAAACAGAGGCTAATTTACTAAAAATTGGTCAAGCATCTGCGGCTGGTGTTGGCGCACAAGGTATTCAAACAGGAACGAATATTTCAAACTTGTTAGCTCAACAGGGTGCTGCACAAGCTGGTGGTGAACTTGGACAAGCCAAGGCTTACGGTCAACTCTTTAATTTGCCTGCACAAATGCTAGGTTTCCAGTATGCCGCAGGCGGTAAAGCTGGCACAGGCTTTAAGTTTTAAAGGGATAAAACATGGCAACCATAAATCCATTCCAAGCACCTATTAACTATGCAATTGATGTGCAAAGTCCATTTGAGGCGGCACTTGGAGGTTTTAAACTTGGTGCTGGTGTTGCTGAAATTCAAGCAGCACAGCAAGCTAGAGAGAGAGCGCAAACAGCCCAAACTGAACTTGCAAATTTATTCAAAAACCCTAACGCAACAGCAACAGATTATGCACGGGTTACTGCATTTTTGCCTAAAGATCAAGCGGCAACAGTATTGTCAGGTTTTGAGGCTCAAACAAAAGAACAGCAACAAAATACCTTAAGACAAGGCACTCAGGTTTACACAGCCATCAAATCTGGAAATTTGCCAGTTGCTGAAATGCAACTTAAAGAACAAGCCCTAGCACTTAGAAATGCTGGTAGAGAAAAAGAGGCGCAGGGTTATGACGACCTTTCAAATCTTATTAGGCTCAACCCAACAGGAGCGCAGACAACGATTGCGTTGACTATTGCTGGATTGCCTGGCGGTAAAGATTTTCTCGATAATGCTGACAAGGCATTGTCGACACAAAGAGCAGAAGCCCTCCAGCCAAGCGCATTAAAAGAAGCTGAAGCTAAAGCAGAGCAAGCAGTAACTGAGGCTCAAACTAAAGTTGCAGACTTGCGTATCAAATTGCAAAACGAACCAATTGAAGCTGAAAGATTGATAATTAAGCGAGACCTTGAACTTGCACAAGCAAATGAAGCAAAGGTTAAGGAAAAGTATGCAGAGCAGATCACACTTGCAGACCTTAAAAAGAAAGCCGCTGACCTTGGTTTGACAAATGCACAAACTGGTTCAGCATTAGCGCAGACCAAAAAACTTGGCGTAGAAACAAAGAAGGCTGCACTAGAACTTTCCGCACTTGAAGCTACTGGTGGTGTTGACCCTGAAAAGAAGTTCACACAGGAAGAAAAAATACGCAAAGAATGGCAAGGCCGTAGCAAAGTATATGGTGAACTGCAAGGCACTTACAGCAATATCAAATCTTCGGCAGATGCAAAGACAGGCCCAGGCGATATTGCTCTGATTACTGGGTTTATGAAAATGCTTGACCCTGGCTCTGTGGTACGTGAGACAGAATTTGCAACTGCAAGGGATACTGCTGGTCTTTACGAAAGATTGCTTAACACATCACAAAAATTGCAAAGCGGTCAACTTTTTACTTTGGATTCAAAGCAACGCCAAGAATATGTCAATTTAGCCAAGCAATATCTGGACTCAGCACAGAAAAAAGCTGAACAAGAAAAAAAGGACTTAAATATTGTGGTGAAGAACTACAAACTGAATCCTGAAAACGTATTTGGTGCAACCCGCAACGTGACTGTGGATTACTAATATGGCCTACTCGATAACCACAAAAGATGGCATCACAGTAGATAACATCCCTG